GACGGCTGCTGTGTCACAGGTTCTTCTGTAGGGGCGAGCAATGCTTTGGTAGGGGTGTACCCCAACGGTATGCCGCGTTCGGGGGCAGGCAGCGCTAACTGTTCAGGACCTGTAAATGTAAGCGTGGGGGGTGCGGCTTCTGGTGCCACAAGCGTGGCTTCTGGCACGGCGGTTTCTTGCGCTTTGGCTGCTTCGGCGGCTTTGCGGTCTGCCACTTCTTGCTGTGCAGCACCTTTCTCCGCTAGACGGCCAACCGCGCCTATTGGGCCTAGCAGGCCAACACGATAGGCAGTTTCGGCATACTCAGCAAACGCTTCAGGACCTGTTAGGGGCAACCCTGCCTGTGCCCGTTCCAACATCTGTTGGGCAATTTCAGTAGGGATTTCAACGGCAGCACCAGTAGCGGTGCCTTTGGCAAGCGTTGCCAATAGGCGCTCATTGGCTAACTTCTCCGCTTGGGCAGCGCTGCGGCCAAAGAACGCGTTAACAGGAATGCCGGTAAGTTTGCTAACCAACCTACCGCCAAGAGGCACCAAGTTTGAAGCCACGTCTAGCGCGGCACTAGGCACGGCAGTTCCTGCCAGTTCGCCTCGATCAATGCTGACCGCCTCACCGCGTTTAGTCTGTTCTTGTGCACGACGTTCGGCCTGTGAACCAGAGGCCATCAAGAACGACGGAATGGCTGCACCAGTTAAACCACCGCCAATTACCCCCACAGGGCCAAACGGGGCACCCGCCATCGCACCTAGTCTGGCGCTCCCCAACGTCGCAACAATTTGAGGGGCCTGTTCTGCAATCGCTAACGGCACCTGCCGCGCTAGTTCTTTTCCAGCGGCTAAGATGCCTTTCTCTTCGTACGCTTTCTTTAAGCGATCCAGACCAATCTGGTCTTCGTACTTACGGCCAATCTCTTCTTGGCGTGTAAGTCCTTCTTTAGCAGCCTGCGCCGCCTCTTCGGGCGTGCCAGCAAACACACCGACGCCTGTGCGCCCGGCAGAGAACTGTGACTCCAGCCCTCGCTTGAACGCAGCGCCTAACCCACGTTGAGGGCCTAACCCACCCCCTCTTAAACGCTTAAGTTCAGTGGCAAGAAGACGGGCGGACTCTACATCTCCGGCACGATCTGCCGCAATTAGTGCCTGTTCAAGCTGTGGGATAGTAGCCATTTAACTTGTGTATTTGTTAACTAAAGCATCTATAGCAGGAGAAGAAGGCGCAAGGTTTGTGTCGCCGCCTTGCAGCATACCAAGTAGTCCCTGTTGTTTCATTTCAGCAATTCGTTTTGCCACATCGCCACGGGGGTCGTACTTTGCTTTGGCTATGGCCTCTATTGCTTGCAAGCGCGTCATGCCGGGATTTTCCTCTATTACTCTTGCAATCTCTCGCTCTTCCATTTCTGGACGGCCTTGCATTTTTGCCAGTTGCGTGTAGTACTGAGTCATTGCGGTTCTATACATTTGTTCGTCTGCCGTTTTTTCGCGCTCGCGTTTGGCAGCAATGGCACCCAAACCTGCACGGCCAACGTTACTGAACAGTTGAGACACCTCACCGCCCGGTTGACCGCCCGGAGACGCCAGCAAACCAAGCCCCAACATCAGCAGGTCATCGTCATCAAAGCCCGCCTTTTTCTTTTCTGCAAAAGGATTATCAACTTTGTCCGTTTTGGCTGCTGGCGCAGCAGGTGTTGCTCCGGGACCTCTGCGCATTTCATCGGCAACGCTGCCACGGAAATCTGGGTAAACATCGCTTACGGGCGGTGCGGTTTCTTTTGCATCGCTTGCCCCGCTCACATCCGTACTTGCAAACAAAACGCCGTATGGCACAGCTGCACGACCTGCAAATGGTAACGCACCAAACCGCTCACCTAGAGTCCTAGTACCGGGAGCTTTTGACGCCGCTGCTGCCGTGGCTTCGGCTTCTGCCAACTTTCTCTTTGCCGCCGCTAAAGATAACTGATCTTGGGCAAGCGCTGTCAATCCTGCTTTTTGGCGTGCAGCAGCTTCGCCTGTGGGTAAAATACTTTCGCCTGTAGTAGTGCCGCGTATAACTCCCGGCGTTTCTCCTGTAGACATGCCCAAACGCGGTGCTTCAAGTTTTTTTTCTGCCGCACGCACTTCATCCAGCCCTGCTTTAACAGCCGCTTGCGCGTCGGCAGCAGCAATGTTGGGCGGTTCTTTACCCGGCAGCTTTGGCATGTTGTACTGCACTTGTTTAACTTTACCAATTACAGGAGCAATTAAAAGCGCGTTATTTAATGCGAGCTGCGCCCCGTCTTTATCCAAATTAAACTTTTCAGCAATTTCATCTACGCCCATTGAAGGCAGTGCGGCAATTATACTCAAAGGGTCTTTGCGATACGCGGGGTCGTTTTCTACACCAAACCACTTACCAGAGCGTAAGTACCCCGCTGCTTTAACCACTGGGTTATTTTCAGCGGCAATACGGGCTTCAGTTGGATTCTTTCCTGTTGCAAAGTAATAGTCTTGCGTCACAACATTGGTAACTGCCTCTGGAATGCCTAGTAGTAAGTCTGCCGTGCCAGTAAGCAATGAAGTGACAGGTGCTTCTGATTGCGGCCCTTCTTGGTTTGCAACACCGCCTGCAATCGGCGCACCAGTCATTGGGTCATAAATAATGTCCTCCGCCGCTGCGGCAGCACGGGGTGCTGGTTTAGGCGCAGGTTTAGGAGCGGCAGGTGCAGCCGCAACAGGTGCAGCCGCAACAGGTGCAGCAGAAGTTGGTTTAGTAACTGGACCGCTTATAGTGCGGCCATCCGCACTACGGGTGTAACCGGCGGGTATGCGCGGTACTTCGTCCGCAGCCTGTGCGGAAGCCATTGGCAACGCCTCGGTAATCTGTTTTGCAAGATCGGGCGAAAGACCAACAAACTCTTCACGTTTGGGTTTTGGTTTTGTTGAGGCTACTGGACGTGCTGCGTTAAGCGCAGGCAATCCTGCGTAGCTGCTTATTTTCTTGAGGTAGTTGAAGGGCTCCTGTTTGTTTGCCGTGCGCACATTCTCGTATAGTTTCTCAGGAACCAACTGGCCTTTGTTTTGTTTCAGGTGGTCGTTAAGCACACCTTCGCCTTGGTTATAGGCGATAGCCACTTTGGCCGGGTCTTTGTACTTTCTAAACAACTGCTGCATTAACGACATTGACGCGTCCATGTTTTTATACGGATCGCGGCGCTCGTACGGGTCCAAGCCCAACGCTCTGGCAGTTCTTCTAGTAAGTTGTCCGATGCCTACAGGACCTGTTTTAGATTTGGCGTTGGGGTTGTACCCGGATTCGGTCTGGAAAACAGCGTCTACAAACTTGGGGTCGATGCCCAATTGACGCGCTCTGTTCATTGCGTACGCTCTGTACTTTTCACGCTCTTCTTTTGTCACACCGCCTGCGGCATAACCAGCAATACCACCATCTGCCATACTTTCTAGATTACGCGCAGCAAGCTGCGGAATACCTGCGGCCATCTGTTGTGGCGGTATGGGTGCAGGCTCGGGCTCGGGCTGCATTTGAGCAATAGCTGCGTCGGCTACGGGAGGCTGTTGTGCTTGCTGGGCCTGTCGCGCTTGTGCGGCAGCGCGTACTTGTTTACGACGGTTGCTTTCTGTAACGGCAAGCGGTAACACATAGGGATCATTCTTGTGCAGCTCTGCAAACTTTTGCAGAGCTGCGTCGTCCATCATGGACAGACGAGCTGAAATTTGGTCTGGGTTCATCATAATTACGACCTCATCTTCATAAGTGCCAGATCAGCTAGACCGGCAGGTGCGTCTTTTACTTCGCCGCCTTCGGCAAACAAATCAAATTTTTTAGCCACTAAAGCCCCGCCAGCGGTTTGTGACAAAAGTGACGGGTCTTTCATATAGTTGGACTGGCTGTACTGTCCAAGCGGTAGGCCGCGCAGCGCGTCGAACATAAAGCCAACCTGACGATATGGGTAGTCCTGTTGACGTAAAAAGTCTTGGTAGTTCATATCAAGACGCCCTTGTTCTAGCGCCTGACGTTGGGAGCCTGCTGCATTCAAAGCGTTGATGATGTCTTTCTGCTGACCAAACTCCATCTGGCCCAAGTCACCTAAGAGGCCCGCAGCCGCAAGCCGCTGTTGATTACTTTGCAGCCCTAAGTTAGCGCCAAACTGCCGCGATTGTTCGCCCAGTTGCTGCACACCAAGCTGCGCTTGCAAATTCTGTGCACCTGTACCAAAGCCCATTTGCTGATTAGCCAACGCAGCTTGCAGTGCGCGTTGCTGATCCATTTGAAATTGCTGTGCGCCTTGCTGAAACGCTGCCTGCGACCCACGGGTTTGAATATCGCCCATTTGCTCGGCTAGATTACGCTGCCGCGCATTTTCTGTTAAGACAGACCCCGAGCCGCCAAACGCACCTTGCTGTACTGCTTTGGCTTGATTCTGTTGCTGCAAGAGATTCGACTGACGCATCGCTTCGCGCTTGTCGATGTCTGTCACTGCCTGTTGGTACGGCGACATGTACTGCTGCATCATGTCTGGGTCAATAAACCTACCCGTACTCACATTTTCAGGACGTTGCATTTGGAACTGTTGTAGCTGGGCCGGGTCGTATTTCATCTCCCCTGCACGTAAACCCGCAAGTCCTGCCATCTGCGTGGCATTGCCCAACTGGCGTGCCGTCTGCATGTTGGCGACGTTCTGTTGCGCCTGCAATTGGAAAGGATCAAACGCGGCCATACGCTGACCGCCGTATGGCTGGTAACCCAAGTCGGCAATCGCTTCCGCTTTACCAAGATACTTCTCGACATAAGGCCGAGCGTATTCAGGGATGGAAGTCTGCGTAATGCTTTGGCTAGTGGGCGCTCCACTAGAAGATTCGTCGTACAGCTTAATCTTACCGCCTTCTTTTTTGAAAGCGCCGAGGTCGCCGGGTATGTACCCCGCCTCCATCATGCCAAATGAAATACGGCTCATATCGATACTCCTACGACTCGGTATTTTTCTTTAAAACCATAACGGGTCCACAGCCGCGCTATGGATTCTCTGGCGTTTCCTTCTATCTTGGTCGCGCCGTTTATTCGCATAAAATTCTTTAGCTGCTCGAACGTGTCTTCGTTGGTAATCAAACGTCCGGCAATTGAAACAATAAAGCCAACTCTTGCGTCGGGACGGTTGAAGAAGTGCACAACCGCCGCCCCTTTTATTTTGTTTTCTGCGTCAACTGCAACAAGCGCAGTCCACGTTCCATCAATCAACCGCAACTTGTACTGATCTAGCGTGTGCTCGTTTACTCCTGCGGCTTCTGACGACTTACGAATAAACGGTTCGATGTGCGGCCACATCATGTTTATATACGGAAGTTCGATGCACTGAATCTTCATGCGGGTAAGAACTTATCTGCTTTCGTGTTCTTTGCTACCTTACCTTTTCCTGTAGTTTTACCACGCGCTTTCTGTACCCGATCCATCATCGCGTACAACTTCCTTGCGCCAGCTTCTGTGGAGCCATTACCGAGTTCGGACACGATTCGTGCAGGGATAACAAACTCACCATCAGCAAGACGAGCAGGCTGGCGGTTGCCAATAACAGCAGGAATAGAATCCGAAACTCCATCGCCCGGCCCTTTCAGCAGTCTGCCGCCGTCAGAATAAGAACCTAAATTAGATAAACCACCACCCGCAAAACGCTCTTCTCCAGTATATGGATCAACCGGCGTATCAAGTCCGTGCGAAAGAACTTTAGTTTGTGCGGGGCGCTGGGTTGCTGGGTTGCTATACGACGGAGTTTGGTACAGTGCTTGAGGGTACGACATGTTTGCCCCCGCCGCATTTGCCGCAGCCATCTGCTCTATTGGACCGCCCACTGCGTACTTGGCACTTTGTGCTGCAAGTTGCTTATCCATCATGGCATAGAAGTCATCCATGTTTCGTGGACGAGCCGCTTCTTGTTCGGGTGTACGCATAGCACCTTCAAGACCAATCGCCCCCGTGTGGGTAGTAAACGGTTTAGGCACCAACGGTTTAGTCAGTTTGGTCAAGTACTCTTCAGACCCCATCAAGTTTTGCTTCAACTCTGCGGGAGTCATACGGTTTTCTTGCGTGTAATACTTCAAGCCTTCTGGATCAATTGTTCGACCAAACAGGTCTTGATACAGGTTTGCAACTTGCGTAGGCGATGCGTAACTTGCTTCTTTCTTTTTTGTAGTGTATTCAGGCGACGCCTTAAAGATAGTATCTAGCTCGGCAGGAGAGAACTCACGGGCTGTATATGCCGCAATACCCGCTGGATCGACATCGCGTCCAAAATATTGCTGGTATAGCGGCGCAAGCGATTCAGCGTTGTACGCTCTTGGGTCTGTGCTAAGTGGGGTAGCCGCTGCAGGCATTCCCGGACCTGATTTCTGGGTAAACGTCCCAGAAGCCCGATCGTAGTCGTATGCGTACGGGCCGGTAGCCCCGCCTGCACCGCTTGCATTTGCCGCATTAATGGCATTACGAACCATGTAATAGCCTTCCCCACCCGTGCTGCCGGGCACGTAGTAATAGTCGTCTTTATTCTTATCAAGTGGTTTGGTTCCGGTGTAGCGTGTATACCCGCCATCAGCAAAACTGGTTAGACCCATCAGACCGCCATCAGCCGCGTACTCAGGTCCCGGTGCTTCGTAAGGCTCTAGCGCGGTAAACTCGTCGTCAAAGTAGCGGCGCTCGGACGTGCCGTAGCCTGTGTCTCCAATGCCGCTTTGTTCATAATTGCGCTCTAAACGGTAAGGGCGAATAAACGACTTGGACTGTTTTGGCGGTTTGTAGTCAGGGCGTGCAGCATTTGCCAAACTTGCAATAGACGCAATCCCGGTGCCTTTAGGCATGTTTTCCCAAACGCTCTTAAGCCCTTTAACGGGGTCTTCCCCAATTGCGCTAAAGCCGCGATTGAGCGCATCAAACCCAGACGGCATCTGTGTAACGGTGGACGAAGCAAGTTTGTTTACAGGGAAGTTAGAGGCTATCTGCGTAGGAACAGGTGTTTGAACCGTAGAGAAGCCGCCGGTATACGCAGAGCTTGGCCCCACGGTATTCATGACACCTGCGGGGTTAGCGCTAATAGCGCCGGTTTTTAATGCGTCCAAAGCGCTGGATGATCCGGGGGGCGAAAAAATAGGAACGCTCTGTGCTGCTTTTGCTGCATTTGCTGCATTTGCTGCATTTGCTGCGCCTGCAGTTGCGGCGCTTGCGCCAGTAGCTGCCAGACCTTGCCCAATACCCGCGCCACCAAACGCGCCTAGACCGGCCATAAAACCTTTATTAAGACTGCCGGTTGCTAGACCTGTTAGACCACCAATAGTTAGTGCGGTAGTTAAAGGGCTTGAAGCCAAGAAGGCAAGGGAAGTGCCCGCAGTCATTGGGGCAAGCAGAGCGCCCGCCACCATTGGCAAAAGCTTAGACAAGAATCCGGCTTCCACGAGACCTGTTTCCGGATTTATCGTAAGGCTACCGCCGTTCGCCATCGCAAGCGCTTGCAATCCCCCGACTTCATTGGGGGTCATGTGGACAAGGACGGAATCGTCGCCCCTACCACGAGACTGCACGTGTTGGGCTAGTTGGTCGAGGCTCATCGTTACCTCATCTCTCAAAATTTGTCAAAGTTTATCATGCGGGTGCGTAAGCACAAAGCAGCTTTACCCAACTCGCCAGTTTGTGCCGTCAGAAAAAACAGGCACCGCCGTACTCCCGCCCCCCGCAACAACACTGCGAAAAGTAGTCACCGACGAATCGGTTACGAAAGCTCTAGCCCCCACCCCTTGTGTCGTAGCACTGGGTAGTGTTGCTACTGTGTAAACATCGTTTACAAAAAGAAGATTTGTAAAGTTATCGAGCGTGACAAAGTACTGCCGCAGGATGTTGTTAACCGTGTCGTGATACGCCCGATCATACTGAGTAGGCGCAAGCGGTAGCGGCGGCGCTTTGGTTTGTGGGAGCTGAAACACTTCTACAGCAACAAGTCTTCGAGTCGCCATTATTTTCTTCCGTCAGGACGTACGTCCATTCTTGGCACACCTAACTGCCACTGCGTGCCTAACGTGTTTGATTCTATTTTAAAAGCCATCTGCCTACCGCGTAAACGCGTGTACACAAGCTGTGTAAACTCCTGCACCGTATAAGACTGCCCGATTGCATAGTTTTCTTTAGATTGAACTTGCGGAGAAGCCGCTAGGCCATAAGCAGAACCGGGGTTTTGACGAGGTTGAATGGTAAGCGTTACTTTTGGTCTTTCAGAATCAACGGTTAAATTGTCTGAGCCATCAAAACTAATGTCCGGGATAATTTGCCAAACAAACCCGTAGTTGTGCCCGTCACCAATATCAAAGTCAGAGGACTGAACGTACGCTTCAATTGGTACCGGTTCAGGCGTTGAAGCATCGTCCACTGCGGCTTCGTGTAAAACCACCAAATTAGTGTAAGTGGCCGCTTGAGGGAACGGTCGCAGCGGGCTGTCTAGCCAAGCGGTTCTACCTAATTTGCCGTAATACCAAACACGGTCAAGATGGTTAAATATGACGTAGCGATCAATTAACGTGTTAGGGTTCTCCGCAGTGCCCGTACCATCCGCGCCTTCTATTGAACAGTAGTACCACCAAATCTCACTATAGCCTTCGTTAGTACCGGCAAAAAACTGAGCGCCTTGGTTTCTGTTAATACTTGAGAAGACGTACTGACGCACGGAACAAGGCAGCGTTTCAACTCGACCTGCGTACACGTAAAATTTATCCACCCCCATCCAATACACTACGCCTGCGGCTGTGGCTACAGCGTTGGGCGAGATGATTGAGGTGTTGTCCGCAAGCAGGGTAAAGCCCCATACTGCGGGAAGGCCAAGATACTGCATCGAATAAACCGAAGAATCGGTAAAGACGACAATTTCTTGGCGTGTTTGCAACGCGGAAACAATCCTAGACCCGTGCGATAGTCGGAAAAAACCGGCTTGGGTCAACCCTAGAGGGTCAAAAGTCCAATCAGTGTAGCTCTCTTGCGCGGTCCACCGTATCAACATGGGATCAAGCGGTGTTGTGTCGTATGCGCCATAGTCATTACAACCAAACGCAATCACAATTCGTGCTGAATCCGACACCATGATCTGATTAATGGTGCTTGGGACATTAGGACCAGAAACTAATTCTCCGCGTGTAGTAAGTGCAGGGGTAGTTCCAGCGCCGGGTAACCAAACATATAACGCGCCGCCACGAGGGCTGAACAACAACCGCTCGCCAAAGTTTGCTTGACTCCATAAACGCAACTGTTGCCCAATACCGGTTGTAAACCCTGTTCCCCACCCACGAGTGGCGCTTGCAGTAATTGCTGCTGATGGGTAATAGACAGTAACGTTGCCGCCTTGAGTTGAGCTTGTAGCGTTAGCGGTGTATGTAAAAACAGGACCGGGGGCTTGGCCGATGACAGCGCTGATTGTGTACGTAGTAGCGTTAACAACCGTGACCTGAAAGGCTTTTTGCAATACGGTGTTTGAAATGCCGCTTACGTCCGTGTCTGAAATTGAAGCAAAGTAAACATACTGTCCGTTAGATAGCCCGTGCGATGCTTGCGTAACAGTGATTGTCGAAGACCCGTTCGTAGTGGCAAAAGGGTCAACCAATGTAGCAGTTGCGTAAGGCGCCCAAGGACCTGTACTCCAACCAGTTCCTTCCGTGTAGATAGGAAACCCAGTATTGATTTGGTACGCAATTGTTATTGTGGCCGCAGCGTTAGACCCCGTTGTGGGAGTAGGTAAAGTAACGGTATAAGACGTTCCAGAAAGAACAGAAGTAATTTGATATTCGCCGTTTACATCTACCCCACCAATCGTACCGGCACCGGCTATGGTTACAAAATCATTAGCTTGTAAACGATCTGCACCGCTATCCGACACAGTCAACACTGTTCCACTAGCCGTTAAAGTAATAACAGATCCGATGACCACGGGCGGTCCGGCAGACGGTGTGTTGCCGTTTATCTCTCTAAGCGGGGTAATGTCGTAATACACGCCGCCGTTTTCGATATAAAACTTTAGGTTCGTACCAACGCCCAGCAGGTCATAGCCCTTGAGCGTAATCCAACCCCACAGCGAACGGCACACGCCAAGAAACGTATTAAAAGAGAGCGCTGCCCAACCGCCAATCTTCTCAGGGTAGCCGGAACGAAAACGTATCTTGTCCCCATCAAACCAACCACCTTCATTGGCAAGCGTAGTACCTTCACGGTTTACGCCGGGGCGAAACTGTAATTTCTGTAACGGCATCGCGGCCTCTTACTGATTATTGAGTCGTGCTTCTAGGGCTTCAATACGCGCAACAGCTTCTTGCAGCGCAGCGGTCAGCAAAGGAATTAAGAAGCTTGAATCAATACCTTGCGGAACGATCTTGCCGTTTGCATCTACGGCATCTTTTTCCCCGTGTACCGCAACTGGAACGATTTCCTGAACTTCATGGGCAATAAAGCCCTCCACGACACCTTCTTCTGGCGCAGCTTTCCAAGTAAAGCGTTTTGGCGCAAGCAGTTTAAGTTTTGTAATTGCGTCAGTTAGCGGAACTATGTTTTCTTTAAGTCGGTAGTCCGAGGACGTGTTATACGCTACGTTAGAGCTGTTGCCAGAGATAGACCCCGTAGTTGCAAGACCGCCTACTGAACTACCAAACTGAAAAACTATAGGATTAGCTCCCCTTGTAGGGTCATACGCAAATAACCCCGCGTAGCCACCTGTACTAGTAACGCCTCTGTTAAAAACAGCTAATCCGGGATCACTAGTATCCGACAGAATATATGCCCCCCAATTACTAACAGAAGCGGCGTTAATGGATAGCCCGGTAGCAAAACGCTTTGCTCCAGCAAATTGCTGCGTGCCAGTACTAACAACCCCGGCAGCCGACGAAGAGGCATTAGCCACAGACACAGTAACCGCGCCGGTAGAAGCAGAAACACTTATTGGTAGTGTGCCTGTTAGTGAAGTTACACCGCCTCCCGCCGCCGCAGTCCAAGACAAAACGCCGCCAGTAGTACTAGATAAAACCTCTCCATTAGTAGCGGGGAGGGCTGTCGGCAGGGTTAGTGTGTAATCCGCTGCAAGCGTAGCGGGGGGTTGAATTATTATGGAGTTTGTTCCGTTATCCGTATCTTCAAAAAGCTGAAGCTGCGCAGCGCCCGCCGATGTTGCTCGGAACTGATAGGTGCGCCCGGTGGTAATAGAACTTCCTGTTGCGCCGTATACAGCAACTTGGTTAACACTTGCTGTTGGTTGCGTACCAGTAAAGCTAACACCACCAACGCTAGATGCCGTAGTAGCGTTGTAGGAGGAGTACCATTGCGGGGTAGGCGAAATAAACGCTGCGTTGAACTCTAATAAACCATTAACAGGTAGGGAAATAGCAGTATTTGCCCCCAGTGAGTCAATAACAGCACCAGATGCAGGGTATACGTTTACTGCGTTAGCTCCTCTGTTAACTACAAGAACTTTGCGCCCAATAGTGGCTGTAGGAAGTCTTACGCCTGTGCCAGCGGGGGCGGTTGAAATAATGTTGTAATCCGCTGTAAGCGCAGTAGCGTCCCCTTGGGCCGTGCCCGCCGCACTTATTCCTGAAGTTGTAGCTACCCTAACAGCAGTAGTAACTGCATCGTTAAGAGACAGGGTAGTGTTTGAATACCAACGGTTAACAGTGGCAGCATTAAATTCCAACGAGCCATTTACGGGGAGTGGAATAGGATTGTTAGCCCCAGCCGAATCGATTTGTTGAGTACCGCCACCAAAAGGGTACACATTAACAGGATTAGCGCCCCTATTAACAATAATGATTCTACGGCCTACTGTCGCAGTGGGCAAAGTTACGCCAGACACCGGGCTTGTTGCCGCCGTAGTAATGATGTTGTAGTCAGAAGTAAGGGGCCCTTGCCCTTGCGAGTCAGTCCCTGCAGTTATGGTTGCAGCGGTGGAGAACGTCTCGCCCGATAGCGAAGGGGTGATTAAGTTTGCGTTGGTGAATGTAACGCTACCTGCAATGTAGTCAGTTGCATCGTAAAACTCGTATACGCCTGAAAGCGGGTTTTGGCCCGCACGCACAAACGCGGTTTTACCAATTGGAATAGTGTAGACCGCACCTGACGCAGTAGTGCCGTTTGGTGCAGTGGCACAGTACAAGTCTAAGGCTTTAGTAGTAGACGCGTTCTTTACGACATACAGTTTAGTGACCGGCGGAGCGTAGACTTCATAATTACCCGCTCCAACGTACGTGGTATCCAGTACCAAAATTGCGCAGCGTGCTTGATCTGCGGAACCGTTGGCTGCAAGCAACGCGTATTTTTGTGTCGCCGTCGTAACGGTTGCGGTGCCCGCAATAGCGTCTTCAATAATCGTACCAAGGTTGGTGTTTGTTGTGGTGCCCCACACACCTGATTGCTCGCCGGGAGCGATTAGTTCAATGCGTAAATCTTGGGAGTATGAACTTGGCATAGCTATTCCTTACTTTTGGCTGTATCTAAAAAACCACATTCGACTTTTCTGCGTCGGACTAATCCCGGCAAAACCCGACCCCCTGCCTTGTTCCACCTCATCAACTCGGCCTTCGCGCCTTCCCAATCATGCGCGGCTATACGGCGACGTAGTGTACTGGCACGGTACCGAGGCACGCCCAAATTATAGGCAAAATCCCCCATAGCTCCTAGTATTTTGGGGTGTGCAATCAGGTGCGGAGACGCTTTTAACACCCCTGCTATATACGTGTGCCGTAGCTCATGCAGCAACCATGCTTCGGCGGTCTCCTTGGTAATCGGCGCATCGTCCATCGTCACCTTAGTTCCATCTGGCTTATAGACCGTGCCGTAACCAATCGTCGGGTAGCCCGCTGGGCAAATGTAAGGCTTTAGTCGCAACCCCTCAAATGGGCGGCAGATTGCTGCCGCGACCGTCACCGCCTCACTTACTGACCCGGTCATACACTCGACCCACAAACCAGAAGCTGATAATCATGAACATAATGGTCATGTCGTCTTTTGTCCAAATGCTAATTAGGACTTCTTTCCAATTGCCGCCTTGCATCATTGCTAACTCAAACATGGCGTACTTGACTAGGAAATAAGCGGTCACGAACAGATACGTGATGCCCGGACGTACCAAAGCTGATACACCTGCAATAAAATTACCCGCAGCGGCAGCGGTCTGACCCTGCTCCTTAAACGCCTCGGACATTGCATCCATTTCAGCCATCGTCATCTCAGCTTCGGTCTGGCGCATGGCGATCTCGCCGCGTACTTTGGCAAACTCCATCTCAGCATTCAGCATGGCAAGCTCGTGCTTGCGCTCGCCAACACGGTCAAACAGCTTAAACGCTTCAGGGGCTAATCGCAGTAGCCCGCCAAATACGCCACCTAGTAATGTCTCAAGCATGGTTTATACCTCCGGTTCATCGGGAAATACTACGGCAAACGGATCAGTGTACGTCTGCGGAATATCCCTTAAAACTTGTACATATTGCAACAGCGGGATCAGCGTCGATGGGTCAGCCAACGCTAGGTCAATCAAATCCCGCTGACGGTCAACCCGCCATCGAAACGCCTCAATCTTCGCGTTGCGCTCTTCACGGACCTTGGCCCACTGCGCGTCTGGATTGACCTGCCAACTGCTTGTCTCCGGCACGTATCTATAAGAAAGCCCATCAAACGGGTGCATGTTTGACGTGACTTCGTAATCTTCAGGGTGAATTTTGTCCCCTGAGTAAAGAACCCCAAGGTCATCGTGTTTAACAAAAGTAGGTACAGTAACTGTTTCCATGATTACGAGCCTGTTCCTGTATAGAAATCACCAGCGATTGTTGAGTTAAATGGCAAGATAAGCACTCGGTAAAAAGTGCCTGCAACAGTAGTCAAGCTAAACCCGTCGGAGTTCATGCCGTTAGCGGCTGCCCACGCAATCGTGGACACCACCGGGTTAACAGTAGATTGGTTGTAATCGCCTGTAGTGCCGTAAGTAATTAGGTAACCAATACAGCCATATCCAAGGTACATCCTTTTTGCAAAAGTAGTGGTTGCGGCTTTGAAAATACCCGAGTCGTACACGCAGCCGGGGGGAGCCAAACGCATGTAACGCCACTGCCCAATACCTGCGGTCGCCATCGCAGACTTGGCTCTTTCAATCGACGAAGAGAACCAGATAAGCGGGGAGTATCCATACAACTCAATCGACTCATTTGTGGTCATGGCGCTATTGCCGCCCGTAAGCTCAAAATCGTAGTAAGTTGAGTTGTTAGCTGGAACAAACCGCGCAGTAATTGTCTGACCTGTTGAAACCGTCGCGTTTCTTGCCCGGCTCAAAATCACCCGATGACGGCCTAATCCCAAGTAGTCCCACTCAATCCCAACGATATAAGCGTTGTCAATTACGGCGCTTGTTGCGGTAATGCCTTGACCTGTTGCTGTGTAGACCTTGCCAATAGCCAGTGCGTTTAGCAAATTACTCGCGGCAGTATTGTTACCTACGCTATTCTGCATGTAGTAATTTTCATCAATCGCGGTATCTGCTTGTACGGTAAACGTAATAGTGGGAAACGCACAGGTTGCAGTTTCTGTCGAGGAGTTAATCCCCGCCATTTCATTGGTGGTAACGACTGTTACGTTGTTTGACTTAGCAACAAAAAGCGCATTACCGGGCATTTGCAAATACCCATTGTTATTTGCCCCGCCATTACAACGAACAAACGTGAGTGTTGATGTAACGGTTGAAGTAGCCCCAATTGGGACACCATAATTAAACATGGTAAGCGTTTTTTCACCATAAGCAACAATATTGTCCGATGCGCCGTTTAGGACGTAGACATTATTGGCTGTAGGTATGCCAGTACCGGTAACCATAAATAAGCCGGGGTTACGCGGGAAGCCAGCAGTGGTATTTGCCAGCGTTATAGTGGAGCTGCCTGCAACAAGATTACAGGAGAGGGTAAAAGAATCTCCCGCCGCAGGAACAACTGGGCCATCCCAATAGTTGTCGCTTCGAATGTTGGCACCAATACGCCAAGACGATCCCCTCAGATAACTACGGAAACCATAGTTGTTTCGAGAAGAAAAGCCAACATCAGCACCGCCAGAATACACAGGCGCTGTCCACGCAGGGTTGCCCGGTTCTACGTCGATGATGCAGTTGCCCTGCGGGATGTACTGCCCCCAGCACTCAGGCACTACCGTCAAGTACTGAACATAACCTTGAAATCCAGTTGCACTACCATTAGAGGGAGAACCAAGGTTGAACCACGCTGCTCCACTAGGAAACGGGTTAGTCACTGTTTTAAACATCATGATGTCGTTAATGTACAAACGACCGGGAAATAGCGTGTCTAGCGGATTCCATACCCAAGTAAACACTATCCACTCATTGATGCCATTAAACTGCCAAGCTTTTAAATCCGTGATAATTACGGTAGGAACAGGGTCGTTTATCGTAATATTCAAGCGACGGTCTACTGTACCCGAGTTAATCCTTACCAGTATTCCCCCACCGCCAGCAGCGTTAAAAATCTGTAAGACGTTCTGGTTAAGCGTGGTTATGTCATCAACTCTGAACCGGCACTGAATTGTGTAGTTACGTGCCACCCCGTTTGTCACGCGCGGCAGCACCATTGGCTTCGTGGTCCAAATACGCTTAGTACGGGTAGATGGGAAAGGGGCGGAATAGATAAACCATTCAGCTTCTTCTGTGAGAATTCCACCAAAATACGATGCACGATTAGCTGATGCGTCATAGATGCGCCATACCGTACCCCCGCGATCATCGCCCATCTGCCATGTCCAGTTGGCAGTCGCTGTATTACTAAAGAAGACTTTGACGAATGTTCGGGTGGGGATGTCTCCTTCTGCCCAGTAGTTGTAGTAGAAGGTAGTGTTTGCAGCAAAAGTTAATTCTGTTAGGGTTGCCGTATAACCGCCCCCTTCTATAACCCCGCTAACCGCGCCATCCGCAGTCCAGTAAGTCAACCGATAACGCTGCCCATTAACGTGAATATTTACAACACTTGTTGTAGTAACTGACTGAGACAGAATAGTTGGGGCGGCGGTAGTGCCACTCACCAAGAACGTGCCAAACACTCGCACACCCACAGGCACTTGAGATGAGTTACCGTCAAACGGAATTGCGTAATAGAACGAATTGGAATCCGCAAACGTATCGTCAGCAGGGTCTGCCCAGTTCAACAATAAAACAAGTTCGTTCATTGCCTGAGTAGAACGAGCGTTTGTGTTCCAGTTGCTCTCTCCAATATAGATCAGTTCTCGCTGGTACCAACGGTCGTTGT